ACAACAGTTACGTGGTATAAAGGTAGGCAGTCAAAGACCTACGCTTATAATAGTAGATGATCCAGAGGATGAGAACAATACTAAGACAGCAGAAGCTATGGAACAGAATCTTAGATGGCTATTGCAGAGTGCTGTGCCATCATTGGATCCTCAGAAAGGAAAGATAATTGTTATTGGAACTCCACAGCATCAAAGATGCATGGTTGAGATATTAAAACAAATGAAAGGCTGGGTAAACATGCATTTTGCTCCAGACCTTAAGAATGAAGTAGCATTATGGGAAGAATGGCAGCCTATATCAAAATTATTACAAAAGAAAGCCGAATTAGAGTCCATAGGTAGGTCAAGTGTATTCTATAGAGAGTATATGTGCCAGATAGTGGGCGATGAAGACCAGTTATTTCAAGAAAGTTATTTACAGACTCATGATTATGAGTTGAAGATAGACAAGGAAGATAGGCATTATCTAAAGAATGATGATAATGAGATTCCTGTCAATGTGTTTATGGGGGTTGACCCTGCTTCTTCGGTTCGCAAGACGGCAGACTACTCTGTAATCATGCCCGTTGCGGTAGACGAAAACAACAAAAGGTATATTCTCCAGTATTACCGCCAAAGGGCAACTCCCATGCAACTTGCAGAAAGCATTATCGAGTATTTTAAAATATTCAAACCAGTAAAGGTACGAGTAGAGAGTGTAGGCTATCAGGAAATGCTACGAGAATACTTGAGACAGCGATGTGATGAAGAAAAAATATTTATATCTGGTCTTGAAATAAAAGAAAGTCCAAGAACCAGCAAGTCTTCACGCTTAGAAACTATGCAACCTTATTTTGCTCAAAAGAAGATGTATATGCTAGAATCAATGTCAGAGCTACGTGACGAGCTTCTATTATATCCTCGTGGGAAACATGACGATCTTTTAGATGGTCTTTTTTATGCAATGAAAAAATGTTACCCTCCTCATCATAAAGGCGTTGTAAAAGAAAATAAAAAGTCTTATACTCTAGATAATTTGGACGATATAAGCTGGAAGATAGCTTAATTTGGAACAAATTACCTAAAGTAAACGTTTAAGTTGATAAAAGTCTGACTTTCTACATTGCATCAAGATACAAATAAAGATACTGACGTACAATTAACACAAGACCTCTTAACTGATTATGCTTCAGCCCGTGAAAACTGGATAACGCAAGCAGTAGAGGATAATGAGTTTCGTAATGGAAAACAATGGAGTGACGATCAAGTTACTGCACTTCGTAAACGTGCTCAAGAGCCTTTAGTAGTTAATGTAGTACATTCTGCAGTAGAGCAAGCAAAAGCAATGCTTACTGCTAACAATCCAAAATTTCAATCAACAGCAAGAGAGAATAGTGATGCTAAAGTCGGCAGGATGTTTTCCGATTTAATGGCTTACATATGGGATCATTCTAATGGCAATGTAGAGTTAAAACAGGCGATAGACGATTACTATGTTAAAGGCATGGGTGTGATGATGGCTTATATAGATCCCGATGCCGACTTTGGTGCAGGTGAGGTTAAGATTAATGCAATAGACCCACTTGAACTATTTATTGATCCTAGTAGCAAGGATCCTTTTTGTAGAGATGCTGCTCATATTATAGTTGGTAAGATCATTACGCAAACGCAGTTGATAGCAATGTATCCTGAGTTTGAAGATATTATTAGAGAAAGTAGTGAAACTAGCTATCTTAACACAGCTTCTGATTCTCGTCACGCATTATTAAATGAAGATGTAACATTAAAAAGAAGACTGACTGGTCAGTCTATTACAGAAGAAAGAGAATTAGAATTATTTGAACGCTACACAAAAATTAAACTTCCTTATTACAAGATCTATGATCCTTTGAGCAATGACCAGAGAGTACTAAATGAAGTACAGTATGAGGAATACAAGAAAGAGCCTGTTGTTTTAATAACAAATGCTGGGGAACAAACAATCCATACAGATAAAGCAAATGTTAGTCAATATATCGAAATAGCTGAAAAAATAGGCACTACATATCATTTAATGATGGATCCTAATACAGGGCAACCTACGCCTATGGCAGGAGAAGAACACCAAGGATCTATACCAAATAGCACTACAACTATTGATATTCTTACTAAAGAAGATTTAATAGAAGATGGTGGTATTATGGTTAATGAAATAGAAATGACTCAAATACAACAATGCGTAAGTGTTGGAGATCATAAAATGTTTTTAGCTTCTTTACCTATAGAAGAATATCCTATTGTTCCTTTTATGAATGGATTTAATCGTAATCCGTACCCTATGAGCGATGTCAGACTTGTCAAAGGGCTACAGGAGTACATTAATAAGATACGTTCTTTAATTGTAGCTCATGCTTCCAGTTCAACCAATGTAAAGCTTTTAATTCCCAGAGGGAGTATGGATAAAGCTAATTTAGAGGCTGAATGGGGCAAAGCTGGTACAGCAGTTATTGAATTTGATCCTGAATTAGGACAACCTATTGTTGCAGGGCCAGTACCTTTACCGAATGAGTTATATAAGAATGAAGCAGACGCAAAGGCAGATATTGAACGAATACTGGGAATTTACGCATTAATGCAAGGTGATATTGGTAGTGCACCTCAGACCTTTAAAGGTACTGTTGCTCTGGACGAATTTGGTCAACGTAGAATTAAATCAAAAAGAGATGACATTGAAGAGTGTCTTAACCAATTAGCTAAAGTAGTTGTCGGTCTTATTCAATATGTATATACAGATCAAAAGATATTTAGGTTGATGCAGCCTAATAACAGACCTCTTGAAATGGAAATCAATAGTCCAATATATGATGATATTGGAAATCTAATGGGTAAGGTAAATGATGTTACTATTGGTAAATACGATGTGGTGGTTCTATCAGGCTCAACTCTTCCATCTAATCGCTGGGCACGGTTTGAGTACTATATGCAATTATACAGTTCGGGTCTTATCGACCAGATCGAAGTACTCAAGCAGACTGATGTCGCTGATATGGAGGGTGTACTTGAACGTGCAGGTCAGATGCAGAAAATGCAGTCCCAGATACAAGCGCAGACAGAAGAAATTAAAAACCTTAAAGGAGATCTCCAAACTGCACAAAGAGAATCTCTCCATGATAGAAAGCGTGTTGAGGTCAAAGAATTTGAAAAGAAGCTTGCAAAAGCTGAAGCAAAAGTAGAAATGGCACAGAAGTTATATCAGACTCGTCTTGCAGATGAGCTGAAAGTAGCTAAAGAAGATATAGCAGAGTTTGATGCACGTAGAAATACATCAAGACAAATGAATGAAGAAATGTTAAGGCTGGAGGAATAATGAGCATTTTTGAACATATTCCTTTTACAGCTCCATATAGATACAAAAGAGATCCAAAGGCTCGTGATGCTGATCGTATTGCTTATTTAAAAGATAGAGAATATTTTGATAATTACTCTGGCTATCCAGATTATTTAAATAAAATAAGAACAGACATAAATGATCACGAAACAATATGGTCTATTTTTGTAGGTGAGCCTAAGGGTAAAGATTATGAAGCATTTGTTAACGCCAGTACTAGCGAAAAAGAACAAATGTTAAAAAATAAAGCAAGTGATACAGATGATGCTTTGTGGAGATCTAAAGAGTGGATGAGAATATCAGGAAATCCAGAAGCTGAAGAAGATTATATACCTAGTGCTTTAGAATATATTAATCCTTTTACTAAAGACTTACCACAAGGCAATACATTAAACACGGGAGATTTAAGATAATGGCGTACGGGAAAATATTACAACGGGCATTACAAGGTGCTAAAAATTTAGGGCAAGCTGGAAAAAATTATGGAAATATTGCTAGAGATAGAGGAGCTGATTTATTAAGAAATAATCCAGAGTACATTGGAGCTGCAGGCTTAACTGGTGCTTTAGGTGGTGGAATTGCATATGGTATTTCTGAAAGTAATGAGGAATCTAAAATTAATCAGTATCAAGCTTTGAGATCGCTTATAAAAAGTGAAACAGGTGGTTTAGGTGGTTTAGTGTACAACAAAAAAAAGGATCATTATGTTGTTACATATTCAGGGTCTCCTAAAGATTTAAAAGAAAATAAACATTTTAATGCTTTAAAATATATAATTGATAATACAAATGATAAGCTTGATATAAAAATGAAAACATCTATTCATGCTTTATCTTCAAAACGATCTGATCAACATAAAAAACAAATTGAAAAAATGCTTTCTACTCCAGAAGGAGCCAAGGAACTTGAAAATTATTTAATGACAACTGAAAAAATGATGCAAAATCCATATTCAGATGATTATGGAGCTGCTAGAAATGTTCCAAATCCATTTATGCAAGGTTTACCACAGGGTGATACTATGGGAGCAGAGAATTTTAGTTAATGAAAAAATTGAAGAAAGCGGTTGCTGGAAATAACCAAATCGCAAAGGAAAAGTAATGGAGAATATCATAGAAGTGAGTAATGCTGGTGATGCACCAGTAGAACAGGCTGCTGTACAAGTAGAGCAACCTAGAATACTGGCAGAGGAAGTACCTGTAGAAAATGCTACAGGTGTGGATCAACCAATTACTCAAGAAGCAACACAAGAAACTTCCTCTAAAGACGACTCAACTCGTTTTGAATATTGGCAATCACAAGCTGATAAAGCCAAGGGTGAATTAGGACAGATTCGTCAAGAATTGGATTATTATAAGAATAGTCTTGCTCCAGTTGAGCAGATGATTCGGAATAACCCACAAGTTCTTGACCAGTTAGAACAGACACCCTCCAATGGACAACCTCAAGCATACCCAAACCAAGGATTGCAAGAGACTTCACTGAAGGAGCCATCAGCCCCAGAAAGACCACATTCATACAATGAGGTAGATGCTTATAATGATCCAGAGAGTGATTCATTTAAGTATCGGTTAGCTAAAGAAAACTATCGTGATGATTATCTTGGTTTTTTACAAAAAAAAGATCAAATAAGAGAAGCAGAGATGCAACAAGCATATCAACAACAAATGCAACAGCAGCAAGCGCAAATGGTTCAGCGTCAAGCGATGAGTCATGCTGTAAACAACTTTGGTTGGGATCAGCAGAAATCTGCTGAATTTGTTGCTTGGTCTCAGAATCCTCAAAATCTAACGATGGATAATTTAGCAAAGTTGTTTGAATTGAGAACAAATACTGACCCAGTAGTACAGCAACGTAAAACAGAAATGCAAAATCAGGCAGAGCGTTTGGCTGTTCCTAGAACTGCAGCAGTGCAGACAGGAAAAGCTGAGCAACCTCGATCTGATCAGCAGTTGTTTAACGATGCTTTCTTTGGTAAGTAATTTGTTGTAAAGTAAACTAGACAAATAAGGAGTTAACAAATGGCAGCTACAGAAAAGCAGCTAATGCAAGGAGCTTCTGGTGTACTTTATACGGATAGACGGAATTTTTACGTAGATCCGCAGGTCACTAAGGAGCTATGGACAGACGTTGCACCTTTTACTACAATGGTTAGTAATCAGGAAATGCGAAAAGTCCCAGACCCAATTTTTAAGATGTTTGAACATCGTAATCCTTGGGTAAAACAAGAGTTTCAAGCAGCAGAAGGAGCCACATTAGATAATGATGACAATGGGGATTCTTTAGAAGTTGATGGAGCAAGTAATTTAGCATCTTCACCAGATTCTTCTTGGATCGGTTTGGTTTGTGAGATATGGGATGTAACAAAAGCAACAAACAGAGGAACTGCAGTTATTACAGCTATACCAGAAGCAAATCACATTACTGTAAAAGCATTAACAGGAGCGGCTATTTCCGTTTCTAATAATGATTATTTTATGGTAGTAGGTAATGCACATGGTGAAGGTAGCTCAGCTCCAGAAGCATGGGCAGATGAATTGCAAGTAGTTTACAATTCTACTCAAATCTTTAAGACACCTTTACAGGTTACTGGTACTTTAGAAGCAGCAGTACTTCGTGGAGAGTCTTCAGAATTG